GGTCGTGTTGAAATATGGGATGGATCAAACTGGGTATCTGTAGCAGGTGCGCAGTCAGGTGTAACAAGAGCTGAAGCGGAAGATATAGCACTCGAAATTGTATTGAGTTTAGGATAAGAAAAAATGGCAACATTATTTAAAAATAAAGTAGTAAAAGAAATAGGTACGTTACCGGTTGACATATATGAAACTGATGCAAGTACACGAGCAACCGTTATTGGTTTAAGTATTACAAATTTAACAACATCATTTGTTTATGTTGATGTTATTATATTTGATGATACTAGTGTTGCAGGATATTATTTAAAAGATACAGTATTGCCTGCTAATACGGCAATAAGAGTTGTTAACCAAGGTGAGAAACTTATATTAGCGGCTAATAACAAATTACAAGTTCGAGCTAGTGTCGCAGACAGTGTTGACGTAGTATTGAGCTTTGTGGAGATTGTGTAATGACATATTATGTAGGTAATAACCCACAAGACGTTTTAGACGGGTTTATTAAAAGATATTTTTACGGTATGCGTAGAAACGAAGATGGCGAATTATTTTTAATTCGTATTGACCAACTTCAAGGACAAGAAAATGTTGCAGTAATTAACGACATTGGTGTATCAGCAAATAACTTTTTAGACTTTGAAGAAGGCATTGATTATTTAGATGGAGTAGATCAAGATCATAATATAGTTTATGCAAACTTGCGATATCCACAGATTAGGTGGGATGGACGTTCGCTAGTCTACTATATTGATCCCACAGACGGACAATTTATAATGAGAATATCAGAAGGATATGACTACCCTGAGAATATTTCAGGACCAGGGTATTAAGGAGCAACTAAATGGCAGAGTTTAAGTTAGATAGGTTTAAGTACGTTTGGAAAGGTGACTGGGTCACTGGTACTGACTATCGAAGAGACGACATTGTAAGAGTCGGCGGTAAAAGTTATGTGTGTATTGTTACACATACTTCAAGCGGAACGTTCCTTACAGACTTAGAAGCAACGTTACCAAATTCAAATCCACCACAACCATATCCACAGTGGACAGTGATGACAAGTGGTAAAACTTTTATTGGCACTTGGTCACAAGGCGTTGCATATAACTTAGGTGATATAGTACTTTATAACGGCTCCTTATATAAATGTATTGACTCACACAACAGTGGAAACTTTGCTTCAGAATATGCTAACTGGGAAATGTTTGCATACGCACAAGAATTTTTAACAGACTGGGCTCCAACAACAACATACGGTAAAGGTGGCATTGTAAAATATAACGGTATAGTTTATATTTGTCATATACCACATACATCAAGTTCATTATTAGAAAATAATATTAATGACTGGTTAGAATTTGGCAACGGCATTGAATACAAAAGTTCATGGAGTGCTGGTGTTGAATATAGAAAAAATGATTTAATACGCTACGGTGCTAACATATTCCGTTGCACAGATAGTCATACAAGTGCAGGTTTAGTATTTGATCAAACTAAATTCCAAATTGAATTTCCAGGTACACAAGCAAACTTAACTGTTTGGCAAGATGATACATATTACCAAGAAGGTGATGTTGTACGTTATGGTGGATTTATTTACTTTGCAACAGCAAATAGTATTGATGTTGATCCTAGTAGAAGTCAAGACGATAGTACAGTAGCATGGATAGTACTTGCTAAAAACTCAAGTTTTGCAGGTGAATTTGTTTCAGGCACAGCATATAAAACAGGTGAACTAGTTTTACGTGGTGGTTATTTGTACAGAGCATTAACTGATGTTAACATTGTTGATGGTGAAGATAGTACTGTAGATTATTTAGATAATAGTATTTGGGAAAAAGTTGCTGAAGGTAACAAGTGGTCAGAAGTATGGAAAGAAAATACTAATTACGCAGTTGGTGAAGTTGTTTACTTTAAAGGTAGTGCATATGTTTGTACATTTGAACATGATGCTACACAAAGAGACAATCCAGAAAACGGTAGCGGATATAGTTATTGGGATCTACTTATTCAAGCAGGTCGTCCAGCAGGTATGGATACCAAAGGTGACTTACTTACATACAACACACTAGATGACGGCAGTTCACAAGGTGATATTGGATTATCAATTGGCCAGGATCAACAAGCTCTATCAGTTGCTGACGATTATGAAGCATTTTGGAGAGACTTTGCTAATGATGCAGAAGCAGTATATGTTGCACCAAGAGGATTTGACTTACCTGGATATGGTAAAAATTGGAAACAACCTTTTGCAACTATTAGACATGCTTGTGAATATATCGAAGACACATTTCCAGCACTAACTCCTACAAAAATATTTGTTGCGGCAGGTAGATATGAGGAAGTTGGACCAATAGCAGTTCCGGCAGGTTGTGTTGTTATGGGCGACGAATTACGTGCAACAAACATAATTGCAACTCCTGCAATTCCAGAGTATGAAGACAATTATCAATATGTAAAAGAAACTGATACTTACATCAGTGGATTTATTTTAGATCTTATACAAAACAAATTGTTAACACCTACTACTGGAAATGAAGAACCACAAGTATTAGTAGGACCAGTATCAGATCAACCTACAGCACAAAGAATTTTAGAATTAATTGCTGAATACGAACAGTTTATTGAATTCCGTTTACCTACAGAATCAGGAGATGTTGATCCAGCTCAAACAACTGTAGCAAACGATCTAACATCTAACTCAGCATTTAGAGCGGCATCACAACAGTTGATGGCTAACAGAGAATTTATTGGTAACGAAGTGTATACAAGACTAACACTAAACTTTCCAAGTATTACATTTACTAAAAAATATATTTTAGCAGATGTAAGAGCAATGCTTAGAGGTATTGCACAAGACTTATTATACGAAGGCAATCATAGAACATTATATGCGGCAAGACGTTATACAAACAGTGCATTAGGTGGACAGTTTGATGACTTGTTCTATATGAGAGATACTACAGGATTAAGAAACTGCTCAACTGAAGGACTTACTGGAACACTAAATCCTCCAGGCGTGTTTGACTTATATCAACGTCCAACAGGTGGCGCACTTGTATCATTAGATCCAGGTTGGGGACCAGCAGACGAACGTACATGGATTAAAAATAGATCACCTTACATACAAGGTGTAACAAACTTTGGCTTTGCTTGTGCGGGTATGAAAGTTGACGGTAACCTACACAATGGCGGTAATAAGTCAATGGTTGCAAACGACTTTACACAAGTATTAAGTGACGGAGTTGGTGCATGGATTACTAATAATGCTAGAGCAGAACTTGTGTCAGTGTTTACATATTATTGTTCAGTTGGTTACTTGTCAGAAAATGGCGGCATTATACGTGCAACAAATGGTAACAACTCATATGGTAGATTTGGTAGTATTGCATCAGGTGGCGACACAACAGAAGTTCCACAATCAACTACACTGATGAATAGAAATAACGAAGCACAAGTTAGTAAAGTATTTTCAGGCTTATCAGATGATAGAATCTTAGCATACGAATTTAGTCATACTGGTGAAAAATATTCCAGTGCAACTTCAACAGTAACAGGTGCTGGTTCAAGTGTTGTAACAGAATTTAGAGATTTTAGAGCAGGCGCTTTATATCAAGCAAGGCTAGTTAACACTCAAGGATCAGGTAGCGAAGGCGGTAGTAACTATCTAGTAAGACAGGGTTATGCACAGGAAACAGTAAATGCCGCAAGTACATTAAAATTATCAACTACAGATGCAACACAATTTTATTCAGAAATTGAAGGCATGAGAGTTGTAATTTTATCAGGACTAGGTGCAGGACAGTATGCATATATTACTGCATATAATAGTGCAACTAGAGAAGCTACATTATCAAAAGATTCAGATGGTACATTAGGATGGGATCATATTATTCCAGGAACTCCTTTAGTATCAACATTTGATGCAACAACATATTATAGAATAGAACCAAGAGTAATTGCAAGTTCTCCAGGTTGGACATCAGCAAATAAAACTATTGAACGTTTAGATTATGTTAGTGCAGACTTTGGCGGAACAAGTCAGTTATATCCAAGTTTAGATGGTCAAGTAGGAACAGGTGAAACTTTTGGATTAGATCCAATTGGAAGTACTTGGCGTGTACAACGTTCTGGTAACACTTATACACTAACACTAGTAACTGGCGGTGCTGGCTATGCAGTTAACGATACAATTACACTAAGTGGTACAGATTTAGGAGGTGCAAGTCCTGCTAATGATATTACAATTAGAGTAGCATCAGTTACAGATGACAGTTCAAATAGTGTTGCAACATTTACATATTCAGGTGAACCAGTAGGTGGATTATTTGTTGCTATTGATGATAAATCACAAGCGGCATACAGTGCAGATGGCGACACTTGGGTACAAGTTAATTTAAGTTTTGATGCTGGAACTGATGAATACATAAAAATATTGGCAGAAGAAAATAAATTCTTAGCATTTGCTACAGGAATGAATACTTACAGTTATTCAGAAACAGCAACAAGTTGGACTACTAGAGCATTACCAATAACTAGAAATTGGAATGATGCGGCCTTTGGTGGCGGTACGTTTGTATTAGTTGCTTCAGGAACGGCAGATGCGCTTTATAGTACAGACGGACTAACATTTTCACAATCAGTATTACCACAAACAGATGACTGGGCGGCAGTACAATACGGTCAAGGAACATTTGTTGCAGTAACAAGCGGAGCAACACAAGACGTTGCTACATCACCAGATGGTATTACATGGACATTGAGAAATGCAGTATTACCAGCAGGAAGTAAAACTTGGACTAATGTATTATTTGGTAAAAATAAATTTGTTGCTATAGCATCAGATGGAACAACAGCATTTTCATTAGACAAAGGTGTAACTTGGACAGCAGGTGGAAGTTGTAACCAAAGTGGATCATTTGTTGTTAAGAACGGCATATATGCAGAAGGTGTGTTTATGGCAGTTGGTTGGGCAACTACAGTTGGCTCTGGCTTTACACTAGAAGGTTATGAAAATGCATTGGTATCAGAAGACGGTATTACATGGACACCACAATCATTAAATTTAAGTTATAAGTGGGCGGCGATTGCTGAATCACCAATTAACGGAACTCCAAAGTTCATGGTAATTGCACAAGATGCAGACGGTGGCTTACAACATGTAACAACAGGGTGTAAAGCTCTTGTTAGAGCAGATGTTAACCAAGGTAAATTCCAAGACTTATTAATATGGGATCCAGGCAGTGGTTATAGTGATGCAAGTCCTTTAACATTAACTGTTACAGATACTCAATTTGTATCAGAAGTTGAATTTGAAAATAGAATTGGCACAGGAGTGTTATCACAACCAGACTTTGTTAATAGAGGCGGTGGTTATCGTATAACAAGTACAAACGTAACTATTGCAGGTGACGGTTATGCAGATATTGTGCCTGAAGCGGCATTTATGACACTAGCAGGAGTTACATCAATTCCTGGACCAGGAGTACAAATTAAGTTTGAAGGCTTATTAGAAGAATCTACAGATGATCCAGATGATTTAAAATTATTCTCAGGTATTGAAATTACAGACTTAGGCGATGACGGTAGTGGCGCAGGAACAAGACTAGTTTTATTTAAAGTTTCTCCGAGACTAAGAAACGAATATAATTTAGCACACGGTACAGTTGTAACACTACGTGAACGTTATAGTCAATGTAGAATTAGTGGACACGACTTCCTAGACATTGGTACAGGTAACTTTGTAGCTACAAACTATCCTGACATATATGCAGGCGGAGCGTACTACACAGCGGCACCAGAAAACGAAGTGTTAGAGCAAACAGGCGGAAGAGTATTTTATGTAAGTACTGACCAAGATGGTAACTTTAGAACAGGTGAATTATTCAGCGTACAACAGGCAACAGGTATTGTTACTATTAGTGCTGAATTCTTTGACTTAGATGGTCTGTCAGAACTAGCACTAGGTGGTGTTAGATTAGGTGGTTCAGGTACAGTTGTTAACGAATTTAGTACAGATCCAACTTTTGCGGCAGATTCCAATCAGGTTATTCCAACACAGAGAGCTATTGCTTCATTCTTAGCAGATAGACTAAGTGTTGGTGGTGAGAACTTAGAAACAAACGCAGTACAGGCAGGACAAGTAAGAGTTGGTACAGTTAATAACGTTATAGAACACGCATCAGACGGCGCTATTGACATACCGATTGATGTTTCAATTGATGGAACATATACATCAACAGATGAGTTTGGTGTAGAAACAACACAACAGGTTGCAATAAGTGGTACAATATACACTATGCAACAATTAATGAAAGGCCATGACGACTCTGTTCAATAAAATGCGCAGATATCATAGATGGATAAATACAGTAACTTGGAGTTAAGAACAAATGGCAGAGTTTAAATTAGGTAGAATTAGATTCGTTTGGAAAGGTACATGGAGTACCGGGAGAACGTATTATCAAGACGATGTCGTCACAGTGGGCGGCAGAATGTACATATGTACGATTGGACATGAAAGTGATGCAGACTTTTATAACGATTTCGACATAGTACCCCCAAAATGGAATCTTGTTTCAGATGGGCAAGCATGGAAGGGTAATTGGTCCCCAAATACAGCATACATTTACAATGATATTGTAAAATATGGCTCAGGACTTTATATTGCAAACACCAATCATACTTCTGCAAACACATCGGGCACAGGCTCATTTGCAGTAACAATAGAAACTAATGCTTCTGCTCCAGGCAACAATGTTTTTGTTATTGATGGCGTACAATATCCAAATTTACAACTTACTGCTGGTTACACTTATACATTTACATCAGATGATGCAACAAATGATACTCATCCGTTATTATTCAGTGAAACAAAACACGGTACACACAATGGCGGAACTACATACGAAACAGGCGTTACTTACTACCTAGATGGCGCTGTAGTTGCTGATAAAGCAACGTATGTTGGAGGCTTTGATGCGGCAACAACACGTAAAATAGTTATAGCAGTTACAGGTGCAACTCCAGATCCTTTATACTACTATTGTCATAACCATAATAATATGGCAGTTGATGCAGAAGTTGATATTCAACTTGTTGGATTAGAAAATGACCTATCAAAATGGGATACCTTTACAAACGGTATTACTTGGAAGGGCAACTGGCAAACAGGCTTTGGTTATAAAGTAAATGACATTGTTAAATACGGCGGTAGTTCATATGTTTGTAATACAGCACATACTTCAGGATCAGAAGCAAACGGCTTAGAAGTAGACCAAGCAAAATGGGATTACCTTAACCAAGGTATTGAATATAAATCACAGTGGATTACTGGAACACGTTATAAAGTAAATGACGTAGTACGTTACGGTGCTAGTTTGTGGATTGCAACAGCACAGCACACTGGCTCAGCGGCATTTGGTACTGACAGTGCTAACTGGGAAAAGTTTGTAGAAGGCTTCCAATACGAAGGCGAATGGGATGCCTATAAAGATTATCAACCAGGTGATATTGTACAATATGGTGGTTACCAATATATTGCAAAAACAGATCACACTGGAGAGTTTCCTTCAACAAGTACAGTAAACTGGGACTTGTTCAGTGAAGGATTTAAATTCCAAGACGAATGGGGTGCTGATAGTACAGCACAAGAATATAGAGTAGGTGACGTTGTACGTTACGGTGGTTTTACATATCTATGTATTTTAGACCACACTAACCAAGAACCACCAAATGCTACTTACTGGAAAAAGTTTACTTCAGGATTGAACTGGAGAGCAGTATGGGCAGATGATGTAGAATATAAAGTTGGTGATGTTGCACGTTACGGTGATAACTCATACATATGTATTAACGGACATTTATCAGATGGTGATGGCGCAGGTAGCGCAGGCTTTGCTGTTAACTCAAGACCAGACCAAGACACTGGTGGCGTATACTGGCAAGTTATTGCTGTTGGTACAGAACAATCTGTGCTTACTACAAAAGGTGACTTAGTTTACTATAGTGGATCTGCTCCAACAAGATTACCAATTGGTGAAGATGGTCAAATTTTAACTGTTAACTCTGAAGGACTTCCTAACTGGGAATTCATAGGCGAAACAGATGATGTTTATTATGTTGCTGGACACGGTAAAGATAGCCCAGCACCGATATATGGTAAAACAATTGATAGACCTTTTAAAACTATTAGATATGCGGCACATCAAATTGAACGTGGTGCAAAGAATCCTAATGCGGCAAAACTACTTGAACTAAACAGAAGATTTATTCAAAGAGAAATTGTTGAATTTACAGACAATCAAATTACAAATAACGTTGCTCCATTTACAAGCAGTTTTGCATACGTTGCAGAAAAATGTGAAAGAGATATGGGTCTTATTGTAGACGCAGTTATTTGGGATATTAAACATGGCGGTAACGAACTTACATGGGACGCAATGTACGAGTATGTTAAAAATGCAACTAATTTTTACACACTAGGACAAGAAGCAGAAACAGTAGCAAGTATTAACTACGGTGTAACTGTAATGACTGCTGTTTTAAATCAAACAGCGCCAGCAGTAAATTATCAAACATTAAATGGTGATAACTCAACAGCGGTTGTAGTACAACATACAGATGCAAGTTTAACTGCTGAAACTGTAATTGACCATATTACAAAAAATGTTAAAATGATAACAGATGCAATTACAGCATCTAACCCAAATCAAGTGTTGCCTAAGAAAATTGTTCCAACAACATTAATTAAAGTTTCTACAGGATACTACTACGAAGTACTTCCAATCATTGTACCAGCTGAATGTTGTATTATGGGAGACGAACTACGTGCAACAAACGTACAACCTCGTAAAGCAACAAATGCTACACTAACACCAAAACAAGATATACCATTTAGTTTTGAAGGACTTTCTCGTGTAGAAGAAGTTGTTGCAGACATTGTTGAAGGTGTTGCAGTTTCCAAAACAACAGCAAACGCATTGACACAAGACCAAACATGGCCTTATGCAGAAACTGATGTAGTTGGTCCACAAGTACAAAAATTAGCACGTACTATACGTAGACAAATTGATAGTTCAACAGGTACTAAAGTTGAAGCAATTTATACACCTACATACGAATTAGCTGATCCAGACTTTGGACGTTCAAGAGATTTATTCTTACAAAACAAAGCATTTATACAAGCAGAAATAATTGCTTACATTGAAGAAAATTATCCAGGTCTAAGTTACAGTAAAACAAAATGTAAAAATGATGTTGGCTTAATTATGGACAACGTTGCGTATGACTTAACATACGGCGGTAACTGGATGAGTGTTGAAGCAGGTAAAGCATACTTCAACGGTAATACAAATACATTACAAATTAACAGTAGTGAAAAAACAGCAACGTTAGCGGCATATGCACAACTTAAATCATTAATGCAAACAGTTGGACGTAACATTGTAGTTAACCCAACTAGCCAAACACCAGATGATGCGGCAGACGTATCAACTGTTGCAGTTCCTCAAATTGCAGGTACAGGCGGCAGTGTTACAGTTTCAACAGAAATAGGTAACTTACTAGACGATGTAATTTATACAATCGATAACGGATATGATAATGCTCCGGCAATTACATACCCAACAATAGACGCAACAGCAGATGCGAAGTTAGTACAAACTCAAACTACTACTGACTTAGCAGGAATACAAACTGGAACTATTGACTTTATTAGTAAAAACTTTGGTTCGTTCAAATACAACAGTGCAACTTGCCGTAGAGACTTAACAAATATTATTACAGATGTTGCATATGATGTAGCATTGGGTACAAACTATAACGGTGTGTTTAGTGGTATTGCTTATCAGCGTCCAACTAATTCATATAACTTAACATCACAGCGTATTGAAACAATTGGTGCATTACGTTTTGCTAGAGATGAACTAAAAGCAGACATTACTGATGCAACAGCAGAAGCAAGAATGGTTGCGGCATTCAATGAAATAGTTGATATTATTGATAATGGATTAGCGGCGGCAGATGCAAATGTGTATCCAACACCAAGCTCATTACCAACAACAAATGCTGACGATGCGTTTGCTGACTTAAACGCAAACATTGCATTTATAAAAGAAGAAATTAATGCTTGGATTGATGATCAAGTTTTATTAAACACAACTACAACACCAGATCCAAACAGTATTTGGTTTAACTTTACTTACGATGCAACTAAGTGTGCAAGAGACGTAGGCTACATTATTGAAGCAATGAAGTATGATATACTTTACGGCGGCACAATGGGAGCATCAAGAATTGCTGAATCCTACTTTGGAATTAACGGCGATTCTTATCCAGCAAACCAAACAGCACAAACTGCGGCAGCCTATGATAGACTTGCTACAGTATTAGATCAAGTTGCAAGAGAAGCATCAGTAACTAAATCTTCAGGTAACGCTCTAAACCAAACACAATTAGGTTCAGCGGCAACATCAACTGAAGGTAACGCATTACTTGCAAACATGCAAATTATTGAAGATGTATTAACAGCAGGAAATACTAACAGCATGCCAGCAGTAGTATATCCAAACTTAGCATCATTAGGAGTGTCAGCTACATTACAAACTGAAAAGGGCGCAATGGACACTGCTAGAGCACAAACAATATTAGATGTTATCCAATACATTTCAGATACTTATAATGACTTTAATTACAATCATGCTAAGTGTTCAAGAGACGTTGGATTAATTATAACTGCTTTTGTATACGACTATGCATTAGGTACAAACTATGCAGGTATGTTTGCGGCGCAATCATACTTAAGAGCACCAAGTAAAAATGTTGTTAACGATCAAAAAACTGCAAGTATTGCGGCATTTGAATTTGCAAGAACTAAAGTATTAGACTCAGTAGTTACAGCAGGTGGCTTTGCTCCAGCAGTACAAGCAGTAAACGATACTTGGGAATGGATCGATGATACAATCTTTAATGCTACAGCAGAAGGTGGTAAATCAAACAGCGATCAAGAAGTATGGAACGCAGTAAGACACTTAGAACTTAATAAAGAATTTATTGTAGAAGAAGTTGTTGCACACGTTGATGACTGGTTTAAAATAGCAGTTACTAGTACTGATCAAGCATCAGGCGTATTAACAGTAGCAGATACAAGTTGGTTAAAAGCAAATCAAAAAGTACTTGCACAAAACATGGACGACTCTGCAGACGCAGTAACAGATGCAAACCTTGCAGTAAGCACAACTTACTATGTTAAAGATATTCTAAGCGATACAACACTTACATTATCTGCAACACCAGGTGGCTCAGCTGTTTCATTATACGACACTGATTCAATTGTAGTACAATTAGATGAAGGCAAGTTCCGAAACGATATGTCTGATATAGTTGAAGGTATTGCATTTGATGCAGTTCTTAATACTAACTACAACCAAGTAGCATTAGGCTTAGATTTTGTAACAGGCGACAATGCATCAATAACTGCATTAGGCAAAACACAAATTGCGGCAGGTATATCATATGCTAAAGGATTAGTTGCAGGAATAAAAGAGTTTAGAACAAATGCAACTTACTTGTCAAGATCAAATGCAGGATTTGACGAAGTTACTGATATTGTAAACAACGGTGCAGGCAATGCAAACGCATTAACTTACACAGGCACAAACAATGCAGTTGAACAAGTAGAAAACAATGAAGCATTTATAGCAACAGAAGTATTAGAATGGATTAACCAAAACTATAATTCAATTTACACAGCAATGGACACTGCACAGTTTACAACTGAAATAGGGTACATAGTTGATGCTTTAAGATATGACTTATTAAATGGCGGTAACAGTGCAACACATAGACTTGCTACAAGATACTTTACAGGCACAGTATTTAAAGCCAACCTTGGTAATAATGCTACAGCGGCTGGACTTGCATTTAACTACTTACAATCGTTTATTGATAACGTAGTATTAGATAATACAGCAGGTTGGTCAAAACTAAGCGGTGGAACACAAGATGTAACTGCTTCAGCTGGTACAGCAGATCAAGCAACAGCGGCACAGGCTTTAGTAGGAATAATAGAATCAGTTGCAGGCGGTAACGCGGCAGGTGTTAAAAATTATCCAACAATGTCACTAGCAAATGCTACATCAGTAAGTAAAGTTATAGCACATGCTTCTAAAATTGGAGTTAAAGCAGTACGTAGTGTAAGTAATACTTATAGAGCAATGTTTGAATTAAAAGCAGATTATGCTTACAATAAAACATTATGTAAACGTGATGTGCGTGAATACATTGAAGCAATGAAATGGGATATGACTAACACTCAAGAGTGGGCAAGAACATATACTGATAGTATTAGCTTTAATAGACCAGGTGCTTATAAAACAAGACTAGCGGCACGTTACTATGTTAATAACGTAATAGGATCACAAGAAGAAGATTTCTACTACTTACGTAACGGTACAGGTTTAAGATTACAAACAATGGAAGGTCTACAAGGCGACCTAAGTCCAGTAAACTCATACGGAACAAGACGTCCGACAGCGGGTGCGTATGCATCACTAGATCCAGGCTACGGTCCGGATGATACAAGAGTTTGGATTAGCGCAAGATCACCATACATACAAAACTGTACAACATTTGGTTTTGGTGCAATAGGACAAAAAATTGACGGTGCCCTACACAACGGTGGTAACGACTCAATGGTATCAAATGACTTTACACAGGTTATTAGTGATGGTATTGGTGCATGGATTACAAACAACGGTAGAGCAGAACTTGTGTCAGTGTTTACATACTACTCACACGTAGGTTATCTTGCAGAGAACGGCGGACGTATACGTGCAACAAACGGTAACAACTCTTACGGTGCATTTGGATCAGTAGCAGAAGGTACTGACCCAGAAGAAGTAGCAGTAACAGGTATCATTGATAATAAATTCCAGTATAACGCTACTGTAGCAACTGTTAATACAGATGCAGATCAGTTACTAGCATTAGAATATTCACATGCTGGTAATGACTATACTGAAGCAAAACTAGACTTCTTTGGACCAGGTTCAAACGAAGTTACAGTATCAGATGAATTTAGAGATGGTGCAGTATATCAAGTTGGTATTGGTAATACAGTAGATGTTACTGACGGTGGTAAAGGTTACTTAGTTGTTACTAATACTGCACAAGCAGGTAGTACTACAAGTCTTACAATATCAGCAACAGACGGTAACATTAGTTCAGCATACATTGGTATGAGAATACAAATTGTTGGCGGTGCTGGTGCAGGTTTATTTGGTATAGTTGACACATACAATGCAGGTTCTAAAGTAGCAACTGTCGAAAGAGAAAGCGACGGAGTTGCAGGTTGGGATCATGTACTTCCAGGATTTACTTGGGAAGAACCTAACTCAACTTCAACATATTTGATTGAACCAGCGGTTTCGTTTACTGCTCCAACTAAAACTTCAGGTGATAGTACGCTACCAACATCAACAACTTGGTATGCAAACGAGTTTATCGAAACAGCGGCACAATATACAGGAGTTGCTTCTGAAACTGAATCAGACGGTAACGGTGCAACATTTGATGTTACACGTAACGGTAGCAAATATTATGTTACAGTTAATGCCGCAGGTACTGGTTATGTTAGAAATGCAACTGTAACAGTTAAAGGTTCTAACTTAGGTGGCGTAGATGTAACACACGATATAACAATAACATTAACATCACTTAATGCTAATGGCTCAGTTGTAGACTTTGACTTTATTGGTCAAGGACGCAAAGGATTCTTCCTTGGCGCAGGTAGCGGCAGTAACGGTGCAATCAGTTATGACGGTATTACATGGCAGTCACAAAATATTACAGCACCAGGTGCAGGTAATTGGTCAGACATTGCTCAAGGTTTACTTGATGATGGATCAACTACATTCCACCCAAGCTCAATAATTATTGTTGGTGACGGAACTAACGACATAGTACGTTCCGAAGACGGCGATACTTGGACAGCTGGTACTTTACCAGGTGCGATGAGTAGTGCAGGTGAAAAGAGTATTGCATTTGGTAACGTTAGTGTTGCAGTTAATAGATACGTTGTTATTTCAGATGATGACAGAGATGTTGCTTATACAGAAGACGCAGGTCAAAACTGGACATTGACATCAAGTGCATTATCAGCAGTAGGCTTTGATGATATTACATACGGAGCAGGATTATATGTTGCTGTACGTTCAGGAACAACAAGCATAAGTTACTCAACAAATGGTGTTGTTTGGACTGATGTTACTGCACCAGGAACAATAACAGGACCAGTAGTTTTTGGTAACGGACGTTTTGTTGTAGCAGGCGGAACAGTTGGTGTAATGTACAGTTTAGATGGTATTACATGGGCAAATCCAGCATATCCAGGTGGTGCAAACGTAAGTACACTAGCTGGAACAGAGCGCAACTTAGCATACGGACACGGCATGTTTGTTTTAACATCAGATGATACTGACGGAGTTCTTTATTCAGAAGATGCAATAGTTTGGACACTACAGTCATTAGGTTCTGCTGTAACAGGCGGATTTAATGCAGTTGCATTTGGTAACCCTGAGAAGATGGGAGTGTTTAGTATACTTCCTAATGCTACAGGTACAGGTGCAAAATACGCTAAGATTGGTGCTACAACAAAAGCAAGAGCAGGTTTAGCAAATGAACAAATATTTGAGTTTAGAATTTATGAACCAGGTTCAGGCTACACAAGCGCACCAACTATTACTGTAACAGATCCAAATAATATTGAAGATGTTACACCAGTAGTAAGATTAGGAACAGGCGCACTTGGACAACCAACATTTGTAAACAGAGGTAGTGGCTTTACAACTGCAACTGCATCAATTGATGCACTAAACAGTAACGGTAACGCAGACTTCTTACAAAGTGGATCGTATATTGCTGTAAGAAGACTTACTTCAAGACCAGTTAACGGATCCAATGTTGAGTTTGCAGGACTTCCAGGACAGTTCTTTAAATTGGTTAGTACAGTATCGTTTATTGGTAGCAACGATGGATCGTATACAACGTTCTTACAAGTTTCACCAGCAATAACTACAGCAAATATTCCAACAGATGGCGATGCTGTAAACATGCGTATCAGATTTAGTCAAGTACGTCTAACAGGACATGACTTCCTAGATATTGGTACAGGTAACTTTAAAGATACAAACTATCCAGGTGTACCAGTTAACGTACCTGACCAGAATAAAGAAACACAAGATGCTAACGGTGGTAGAGTGTTCTACACAGCAACTGACCAAGATGGTAACTTTAGAGTTGGCGACTTGTTTAGTGTTGAACAGGCAACTGGTGTTGCAACATTGAACGCTGAAGCGTTTAACATTGCAGGTCTACAAGAACTGTCGTTAGGTGAAGTTACACTAGGTGGTAACTCAGCAAGTATTACTGAATTTAGTACAGATCCATTCTTTACTGCAAACAGTGATACGATTGTTCCAACACAGAGAGCAATTAAAGCATACATTGAATCACAAATTGGTGGCGGTGGTGCTACACTAGTTGTTAACAGTGTTACAGCAGGTGATATATTCATAGGCGGAACACAAATTACAACAGTGTCAGGTAGCCCAATAACAATTAAAGCGAACATTGTGTTTAGTGGTACGGTGCTAGGATATCCTCTAGCATGGAATTATTACCAGAGATAACAGTAACGGATAAATATTAGTAAGATAAAATGTTGAAATATCTAGCATATAACAGGAGATTAAGATAATGGCAAACGGAGTACTAGGATCAGCGGATTTAGCCGCGACAACGTATACTAACATATACGATGTACCCGATGGAAACTTTTCTGTAGTATCGGTGAGCATTTGTAATAAAAATGCAACATCGGTAACAGTAAGGCTTGCATTGGCAAAACCAGGGCAGTCACTACCACAGGCAGATGACTATATAGAATACGAAACAGAGATATTACCAAATGGTGTACTTGAAAGAACAGGCGTTGTTCTTGAAGCAGACCGTAAAGTTTTTGCTCGTTCGTCAGCAACACAAACAACTGTAGTAGTTTACGGTATAGAAACAGCAACAGTATAAGGAAATAGATTATGGCTAGAAGAATTTCAACAGGAAAACTAGGAAGACCAATACTAGGAAACATTAGTGTTGAAGATAGCACTTTTGGTTCAGTGATAGCCAATGCAGATGTTGTTTTAGAACCTAATGGTACAGGCGTAGCACGTTCAACTACAGATTTTCAAGTAGACGGTGCAAATGCTTTACGTTTAGCGGATAGTGATAATACTAATTACGTTGCTTTTAAATCTCCAGCGGCGGTAAGTAGTAATGTTACATGGACGTTACCAGGCGCAGATGGAACAGCAAACTATCTATTAGCAACAGACGGATCAGGAACACTAGCTTGGGCTTCACCTTCATTAGCACTAGCAGACGATACAGCAAGTGGTAACATTAATGTTGTACTTACAGCTGATGCAGGATCAAGTTTTTCAAACGCAAAACGTTCATCAAGATTACAGTTTGCACCCAACTCAGGTAATTTAACAATTACTGGTGAAGTAGGCGCGGCAACTGGTAATTTTAGTGGAACAGTTACAGCAGGCGGATTTGCAACTACAGGTGGTGCAAGTTTTGGCAGTGACTTAACAATTACAGGAACATTAACAGCAGGTACAGTTGCATCAACAGGTAACATTACAGCGGCTGGCGATATTACTTCTAACTCAGATGTTAGATTGAAATCCAATATTATTGGTATTAAAGATGCTTTAGCAAAAGTATTAAAATTAAATGGTAAAGAATACACAATGAACGGCAAGGACAATCAAATTGGTTTGCTTGCACAAGAAGTTGAAGAAGTATTACCACAAATGGTTCATACAGCAAACGATGATATGGGTACTAAAGCAATTAACTACCAAAACATGGTAGCACTATTAGTTGAAGCTGTAAAAGAATTACAGCAGGAAATAAAAGGTTTAAAGGGGACAGCGTAAATGGCTTTCTTTGTAGGAGCAACTGAAGTAGTTCCAGTACCGCCCGGAAACGATGCTACTCGCGGAGCAGAATTGATGTCCGACGGTCAAGGAGCGGCGTTCTGGGGATACATGGGTGCGGCAAGTGGCGACCCGGCGGCAGTTGATACCGGTGGATGGAGATATAGATCTATATTCACACACGGATACTTAGCGGCAGGCTACAAAGGATCTAACCCTTGGAGAAGTGTTAATAAGACTTGGCACCAAACAGATACAACATTATACTGCGGTGAGCAGTTAGCAAGTACACAAGCATATACAAACGGTGTATGGAGTGATCATCACGCATACGTAATGACTGGTGGCGGCTTTAGTGGTACTAGTTCAGCAATATCAAGTTATAGTTTAGCAAACGGTTCAATTAGAATGTTTACAGCAGATGGTTTTTCATCTAGTGGTGTTAGTTACGGCTATGTAGGAAATGATCCAAAGAACGAAGGACTAGGTTATGGTACAACAGGATATGGTAACCACGTAGGTGGTATGAGAATGCACGTTAACCGTTATGACTTTCCTGCGGCAAATGATATTAAAGGACAAAGTGGTTGGATTAACGGCGGCGGTAGTTCAGATACATCACGTATGCACTTTCCAACAGAAGTTATGTACAGTGGATGGAATTCAGGTACAGATGGATACGGCTGTGGCGGACACGGAGAAAATAGAGGATACTTTGCTTGGACATCTACATATAGATATGTAACATGGGCAAACTCAACATGGTCAGGAACAGGATCATGGGGCGGATATTCAAAAGATAGACATTGTAAAATACAATCAACAAAATGGGGACACCATTATATTGGTACAGGTAACAACGTAACAGCTGGTAAGGCAAGATTTAGTGATGCAACAGGTTCAACTGTAGCAAACTTTAACAAAGTAAGAAGTTACGGAGAAGATAATTCAGAAGACGGTCAAGATCACGGATATATTATGGGACACTTTGACGGTCAACAAAACAATCACACTATTAAACAAACACACTCCAGTGATTCAGAAATAACACTTGGTGCTAACGCAATGCCTAAAGGGCATTATGGACAGAGTTCGGGTGCATGTGCAACAGGCGCGGCAGGTGTTTTAGGGGGTATAGGATAATGGCATTTTTTGCAGGGACAACAGAATTAGAATTTGTACCTCAAGGTACTGATAGTTCACGTGGTGCAAAACTTATTTCAAATGGTTCAGATGGATCGTTTTGGGGATATATGGGCTACACAGGAACTGGTTCTGTACAAGGTGGTGGAGCATGGAGATATAGATCCATATACACACATGGTTATTTGGCCGCAGGATACAAAGGTTCTAACCCATGGCGTTCAGTAAACAAAACATGGCATGCAACAGATAGTACTTTATATTGCGGAGAACAAATTTCAGGACCTCAATCATACTGTGACGGTTTTTATTCAGACTATAATGGTTACATTCAAGCAGGTCCTACAGGTAGAGCATTTAACGCTGGTGGCGATTGGATGGCAAGTTACGGATTAGCAAATGGTACTATACGTATGTTTACAGCAGATGGTTTTTCATCAGCTGGTCTAAGTTACGGTTACCAGGGTAACGATCCAAAGAATGAAGGCTTAACATACGGTAGTGGTGGTTTTACAAATCACGTAGGTGGTATGAGATTAAGTACATCAATAGTTGATGCGGCAGGAACACAAGACATTAAAGGTCAAGGTGGTTGGATGAATGGTGGCGGTACTAGTACAACACACCGTATGCATTTTCCAACAGAGGTTATGTATACTGGTTGGGATAGTGGTAACTCAGGAAGAGGTACAGCGGCCGCAGGCGAAAATCGCGGTTATTTCCAATGGAGTGGTACTAACTACAAATATGTAACTTGGAGTAACAGCACTTGGACAACTAACTGGCCACAAGGCGGCGGTTGGGGTAAAGATAACCACTGTAAAATACAATCAACAAAATGGGGTCATCATTACATTGGTACAGGAAATAATGTTACATCAGGTAAAGCACGTTTTAGCGATGCAACTGGTGCTACGTTAGCAAACTTTAGTAAAGTTAGATCCTATGGCGAAGACAATCCAATGGACGGACAAGATTGGGGTTACATCATGGGACATTATGATGGACAACAAAACAATCATACTATTAAACAAACACACTCAAGTGATTCAGAAGTAACACTTGGCGCTAACGCTATGCCTAAAGGACACTATGGACAAAGTTCCGGAGCGTGTTCAACAGCGTCGGCAACGGTTATTGGAGGAGGAATGTAATGGCGTTTTTCTTAGGAGCAAATCAAGTAAATCCAGTACCAGCAACTACTACAGAAAATACAGGTGCTAAACTTATTTCAGACGGTTCAACAGGAGCTGGCTGGGGATATATGGGCAGTGGCTTTACAGGGTTAGATAATGCTCAGTGGAGATATAGATCTATATTTACACATGGATACTTAGCAGGTGGTTATAAAGGTTCAACTCCGTGGCGTTCAGTAAACAAAACATGGCATAATACAGATACTACTGTATATTGTGGAGAACAACTTTCTAACTATTGTGCATATACAAATGGCTTTTGGAGCGATTATCATGCATATATTTGTTCAACTAACGGCTACAATAATGCACATGATCAAATTTGTTCATACAGTCTAGCAAATGGATCAATTAGAATGTTTACATCGGATGGTTTTTCATCATCTGGTATTGGTTATGGATACGTAGGTAACGATCCTAAAAACCAAGGACTAGGTTATGGTACAGCAGGTTTTGGTAACCACGTAGGTGGTATGAAAATGAATGTAAACAGAGTTGATGCACTAGCATGTGAAGATCAGAAAGGCCAAAGCGGATGGATATCAGGCGGTGGCGATACAAGTACTAACCGTATGCACTTTCCAACAGAAGTTATGTATACTGGTTGGGATTCAGGCATGTCAGGACGTGGTGATGCAGTTAGTGGTGAAAACCGCGGTTACTTTAACGGTAACGGTAACCAATACAAATATGTAACTTGGTCAACTACAACATGGGTAAACGGATGGGACCAAGGTGGTAACTACGGTAAGTCAAGTTATCAAACTAAGAACTTAGGTTCTAAATGGGGACATCATTACGCATTTACAGGTAACAATGTAACATCAGGTATTGCAAGATTTAGTGACGCAAACGGCGCCACATTAGCAAACTTCAGTAAGGTTAGATCTTATGGAGAAGAAAACTCCATGGAAGGTCAGGACTGGGGATACGTAATGGGTCATTATGATGGCCAACAAAACAATCATACAGTAAAACAATCATATAGCAGTGATAGTCAGACTACGCTTGGAGCGGCGGCAATGCCTAAAGGGCATTACGGTCAAAGTTCAGGAGCATGTAGCACTGGAGCTGCCACAGTTATAGCGGGAGCAGGATTCTAAAATGAAATATATAATTACAAAGACAGAAGCGATGAGACCATATTTTGGTATGTCTGAAAACGATCCAAACATGTATTGCAAAGACTTATACACCTTATTTGATTTAAGTTGTGTAGAAATTGCAGAACCATTATTTGATACAATATATCCAACTATACCAGTAGGATATGAAGAAGTAACAGCAACTGAAGCCAAGTACGGGACTTTGTTTTTCTCAGAAGTAAGAGACACTGTTAAGATTTGGAATAACGAATATGGTTGGGCAGAAACTGCTGATATTCCAGAAGATCAAAAAGTTCCTTTTACACTTACTCCCGAGATTAAGGAAATGATACGTACATTTATGTATCGCTTTGCAAAAGAAATTATTGAAACAGAATACAACTATAGATTCCGCCACTTGCACAATACTACTGAACTAGAACAAGCAAGTTGGGAAATACAGAAACACGAAGCTCGTGAGTGGTTAACTTATGCTGATGATCCTGCACACATAACACCATTCCTTGACTATCTTGCTGTACAAAGATCAATGGATAAAACTACTCTTGCAAATAAAATTTTAGAAAAATCTGAATCGTACAACGATAAATTATCTACTATGCTAGTTGAATACCAAACACTTATTAAGCAGTTTAAAAACTCAGGTAGTATTTGGAATATAAACATATTATACGAAAAATACCTTGGTATTATGATGCCAGCGGCACAGGCTATGTCAATGGGACTTATGGATGTAGGCGGTGTGCGTATATTTGAAGACCCAGATACTGGCGCAACAATGGTAGATCAGAACAATCCGAAATTTGGTAACAAGCTCAATTTCTAACTCTTAGAAGTAAGTTCTTAGTAAATAAGTATAGTCAAAAGACTAACTATTTCTTAGGAGAAAAAAATGAGTGAACAAGCAAATAATGCTGAGAAGAATAATGCCAATGCGCATATGGCATTAGAAACAAGAGTAAATCCATACGATGGATTTGAAGAATTCTTTGAGTTATCAGCCCAAGACAGTAAAATACTGGACGGTGCGTTAAACTTAAACAGTGGACAGTCAGCATATCAGTCAGAGCATTTTGTTGCTGACTCGCAACTTACCCCATATAGAAAATTAAAACAGTGTTTGTTAGAATTAGAAACAAGACACCACTCTTGGCATAATATTAACAACAGTTTAAAACGTAAACTAGTTGAAGTTAAGATTGCAAAAAGAGATTACGAAGCATGTCCAGATGATCTACAAAAAGAACTAATTGCAGTTGATATTGAAGACATGGAGCATGACGTTAAAGTATGGAACCGTAAAATTAAACAAGCGGCAGAAGAAGTAAACACATACTTAAACTTGACAAAGAAAATTGCAGGTGATGATGACGAGTTGTTAGACAAAGCAATGACATACGACCATGAAGAAGAAAGAAAATATTGGGTAACACGTATGGCTAAACAAGCGGCTATGGACATGGTATCCTACGGACGCATTGGCTCAGGTAACATGGATTCAATTGCTATGATGCCAGAGGAAGATCAAATCGAAGCATTAGCAACTACTATACAGTATAATGAAAGATTACAGAATGGACTTGCACAAATTGCAGGTGCAGTTAATGAAGGCCTTTTAGAAAATAAAAATGCTATTCCAAACTATGATGTACCAAGTGTAACAGATAAGTTAATGGCAAAAGAAATTTTAAGCGGCAAAGGCAAAGACAAGGAATCAAATGTTCAGCATACCCCTGAATCCAAAACTGGACCGGAAACAGTTTGAAGAATTCTATCAGTTTCTGATTGATCATAAAAGTTTAATATACGATGTATACATAACTACTCGTATACCTCCTTTTGATCAGGATGCGATGGGAGATATTTTTGTAAATGACCCGAATGACTTGATTGAAAACTCACTCATTATTCAAGACAAGTTAGGCATTCCAGTGTCTGCTACATTTAACAATACTCTTGTGCGTCCTGATCAAAAGAACTTAGATTTATGGATTGAAAACTTTAAAAGTTTATATCACCATAAAGGTATTAGATCTGCTACTATCCCACATACACATTGGGTTATGACAGGGCAAATACAAAAAGAGTTCCCGCAATTAATGATTAAGAATACTATATTACGTGAAGTAAACACTGCCGCCGATGTTGCAAAACAAGCAGAAGCAGGGTTTAATTACATTAATATTGATAGAGATCTAGTACGTGATAGAGATACTTTAAGAAAAATAAAACAAGTTAAAGAAAAGTATAATGTTAAGATAGCAATACTAGGCAACGAAGGTTGTGTAGGTAGTTGTCCTGTAATGCCAGAACATTTTGAATTTAATAATTCAAGAACGTCAACAGGTCCACAATATTTTAATGATGCTATTAGTCGTATAAGTTGTCCTAAGTGGGATATTACAGAACCAGTAACAGCATTAAAAACAGCAAACATTCCGCCTTGGAGACAAGACTGGAAAGAGATGTTATACTATGTTGATGTTATTAAAATGCATGGCAGAGAAAGTGTAGCACAATTATTTTCTACAATGGATATTGTTAAGAAGTTTGCAAAAGAAGAAGAAATATTATTTTCTGATTTTGATGAATACATTTACGATAAAAATTTAGAAGGTAAGCCCATCCAAGCATGGAGAGAATTTATTAAGAATTGTAAGTTTGATTGTTGGGATTGCAATAAATGCGATAACTTATATGAAGCAAAAAATGGCAAGCCTCAAATAACAATTAAAAATATAATAGTGGAGTCGATATGTGGCGCATACACGGACTAACAAGTCATAAAGTACAAATGCTACTAAATCAGTTATGTCGTTGCGGCCAATCTTATTTAGAAGTAGGATGCTATTTAGGTGCAACAGCGGCTGCCGCACTAGACGGTAATAAATTAAAAGCATACTTTGTAGATCATTGGGAAGAACAAGTACAACCCTTAAGAGATGATTTACCGCCTTTGCCAGAGAATAGTAAAGAAGACTTTGTTAAAAATATCAAATACTATAGAGGTGAAAACAAAATTAAAGTATTTGATTCAGACTTGTTTGATGTAGATCTTGACCAAATTGATCCTATTGATATTTTCTTTTATGATGGTCCTCATGGCCCGGAAATGACGTTTAATGCTATAAAGTACTATGCAACAGTACTAGCTGATCAAGCTATAATAGTAGTAGATGATGCTAATTTTGAAGGTAGCGTTCAAGGAGCTAAATCTGCAATTAAAGAGCAGGGTTTTAACATATCATTTGAACGCCTTATACTTGAAGAAGAGCCTGAAAATGCTGAGGGCTGGTGGAACGGAGTTTTGATATTAGGTGTCTCTCGTACTTCACTTTCTAAATAAATACAATATAAGTTTAGGAGATTACAGTGGCAGGATCAAGTTCAGCACCAATTGTTGATAGATTAAGAATCATACCAAGAGCAGACGACTTTCTTGATAGAAACGTTGGCTCTAGTGGAGAAGTATTCTTTTCAAGAGACACAAACACATTAAGAGTTTACAGTGGTAAAGACGTATCAGGCTTTGAAATAGCAAGAGCTGATTTAAACAATGTAGACTTAACTTCATTTTTACAAACATCTACTTTAGCAACTACAAGTGTATCAGCACTAAGTGATGTAAATTACGTATCTACACCTACAGTAGGACAAATACTATCTTGGGACGATACTTATCAAGCATTTATACCAACAGATGCTGACTTGTCAGGTGGTAATTCATCTATTGATGTATCAGAAACTGCACCAACAACACCAGCATCAGGTAACTTATGGTTAAACACTGCTACAGGTAAATTATACATTTACATTGATGATGGTACAAGTACACAGTGGATTGAACCAGCAACAACCGGGGGCGGTGGCAGTAGTAATGCTATTACACTTGCAGGACAATCAGCAAGTTATTATTTAGACTATAACAACGTTACTAACACACCAACTATTCCAACTAATATTAATAGTTTAAGTGATGTAACAGCAACAGGCCCGTCAGATGGACAAATATTAAAATGGAGTACATCAAATAGTGCATGGGAATTAGCAAGTGATCTTGTAGGTGGCGCAGGCGGCGTACAACTTTCAGACTTTAGTATTACTGCAAATGCAGTAGGAACAGCCGCACTATCATATGATAATACAACAGGTGTGTTTACATATACACCACCAGACTTAACTTCTTATCTAACAAGTTATTCAGAAACATCAGGCTTAAATGATGTTGTTTCTAGAGGATCAACTACAGCACAAGCAGTAACTATTAACAATACATTAACAGTAGGAAACGTAGTTACAAACGGTTCAGGTACACCAGAGATAGTAAGTACAAGTACTATTACACTAGACGCTCCAGACGGAACTATAGTGCAGAGCGGTCCATTTAGATTGCCAAGTTTTACTACAGCACAAAAGAATGCTCAATCATCAGTTAACGGTGATATGGTATACGATAGTACACTTAACAAAGCTCAAGTGTATGAAAACGGTGCGTGGGCTAACTTAGCATAATGGAAAAAGAATACGCAGTCATAGTTAGACGTGATCAAAATATTAGCGAAGTAGAAGCTGATATTATTGCTTCTACAGGAAGTGGTCCAATACCTAACAGAAGCGTAGAAGTTGCTAACCCTAGAATTGGTTCAACTCGTATAACACATTTTATGCTTACTGATGAAGAAGCAAACGAATTATCAACAGATCCAAGAATACTAGCAGTAGAGATACCACCTGATCAAAGAGACGATATTGAAATAGGTCTTAATTCTAGACAAGCAGGTAATTATTGGAGAGGAACATTTAACAGTGCTAATGATCTTAATTGGGGACTTAGGCGTTGTATAGATGCAACAAATCAATATGGTACAAGTACAACAATATCCGGAGACTACCTTTATACATTAACAGGTGCTGGCGTTGATATTGTAATACAAGATAGCGGTATACAGCCAGGACACCCTGAATGGGAAGATGAAAACGGTGTTACTAGACTAGTACAACATGATTGGTATGGAGTAAGTGGAATAGCAGGAACACAAAATGCAAACCACTATAGAGATAGAGATGGACACGGTACACACTGTGCAGGTATTGCCGCAGGTAAAACATATGGTTGGGCAAAACATGCAACTATATATTCACAAAAATTAGCAGGATTAGAGTTAATAGGTGCTACTGATGGTACTGGTATTCCTGTTGCAGATGCATTTGATAGTATTAGATTATGGCACAATAATAAAGTAAGCGGCAAACCAACTGTAGTAAACATGAGTTGGGGATATAGAAATACTTCAACTGTTGATCCTTCAAGCGGAACATACAGAGGAACTCCGTGGACATTTACAACACAAACTGATGCAGAGTTATTTACAGACTACGGTATAGTTACACCTAACGGAGATGGTAACAGAACATTCCCTGCACAAAATGCTTTTGCTGATGCAGAAGTTGAAGATATGATCGATGCTGGAATTCATGTTGTTATTGCCGCAGGCAATGATAGTTACAAAGCAGATGTTTCAACAGGCACTGATTGGAATAACTTTGTTTCTGTAAGCGGAATATCAAGACTATATCATAGACCCAGTTCACCGTATTCTGACAGAGCATTTAATGTTGGTAATATTAGTTATGTTACTAATGGCGGTACTGATCAATCAGCAAATTCTAGTAAAAAAGGACCTGGTGTAAACATATGGGCACCTGGTACTGAAATAATGAGTGCATCAAGCAACGAAGCTGATTCTGGATATACAACTTATGATTATCCAGATAACAGTAGTTACAAAATTATGAAAATAAGCGGTACGTCAATGGCGGCACCTCAGATAGCAGGACTAGCGGCATTACACTTACAAGCAAATTCATTACAAACACCAGAACAATTAGTTACATTAATGACTAGTGTTAGTAAAAGTGTAGTTTATGAAACAGCAAATAATGATTCAGATTATGATAATACTAGAAGTATTTTAGGTTCACCTAATAGAATGATGTTTAGTAGATACGGCGTAGAACGTCCGTACAGAACAAATGGATCTATGACTTTTACCAATTCACTAGCAGTGTTAAATGAAGACGGACCTCAATTAGAAACTAATGCTTGGCTAGATGACAATGGTACAAATGTAGCAGTATCTAGTATTGTATCAGGAATTGCTATTCAAGTTAACGCTGTACTTGCAAGCAACCCAGCAACACCATTTAATATACAAGGACGTCTAAGCGGCGCTACAACAACTGTATCTGCTGTAAGTGCTAACACAGGAACTGTATTAGAACTAGACGTTAACAACTCATTCGGATTTCAAGTAGGAGAAGGGCTGAACATTATTGCATAAATATTGTAACAGCAAGGATTAATATATGGCTTTAAATTTTCCAGACGCACCTAATGCAGACGATACTTATACTGAAGGTAGTGTAACCTGGGTATATGACGGCACTGTATGGAACATACAAGCAGGCGCGGCATCATCAGATCAAAACTTGTTTGCAACAGTTAATGCAGATACAGGAACAGTAACAGCATCTAATACAACTGATGCATTAACGGTTGCTGGCGGAACAAACGTAACTACTGCTATTGTTGGAAAGACACTTACTATTAATTCTAGTGCAGTAGGCGGCTCGTCAGATGTTATTAAAACAGTTACTACTGATGACGGATCATTTACAGCAAGTGGAGAAGCTACTTTACAAATTTTAGGTAGAACAAATATTTCTACAGAGCTTACTACTAATACAAACGAATTACATATTGATTTAGATGCACACAGTATTGACTTTTTAAGTGATGTTGATACAACAACTTCTGCACCAGCAGTTGGACAAGTATTAAAGTGGGATGGCACACAATGGGCACCAGGCTTTGACTCTACAACAGGCGGTGGCGGTACTGATGCAGATACTTTTGACGGATTTGACAGTACTTACTTTTTAAACTATAATAACTTAACCAATACACCAACTGTTGCTACACTATCAGACTTTAGTGTAGGCAATGAAAGAACAGCAGACGGTAACGGTGCTATTGAATATGATAATACAACAGGTGTGTTTAGATATACACCACCAACGCCTGGCGGCATTGGAGCATTAAGTGCAGAAGTAAATGATTTATCAGCGGCAGTTGTTTGGGACGATGTACCAGATGCAAATATTACACAATCAAGTGTTACACAACACCAAGCCGCACTAAGTGTAACAGAATCACAAATTACTGACTTGGGCAGTTATATTACAGACTACACTGTAGTTGCTAGTGACTTAAATGCTATTAGCGTAGGCGCACTTAGTGATGTTGATCTTACTGGAGTTGGTAACGGAGAAGTGTTAGCATGGAACAATACTAACAGTAGATTTGAACCAACATCTCCTGCAGGATCAGGCGGTATTGCATTAACAGATTTAAGTGTAACAGCAAATGCGGCAAGCGGTACAGGCGCACTTGTGTATGATAATACTACTGGAGCATTTACTTATACACCACCTGCGGCAGGCGCAACTGAGATTAACGATTTAAGTGATGTTACTATTGCTTGGGTTGGTAACTTACCATTAGATAATAAAGGACAGTTATTAAGTTGGACTGGTAGTACATTTATTAACTACACAGGTACTACTATTGATAAGATTACAGAAAACACATTAGTAGAATTTCAAGTTGGTAATGTAGGTACACAGTCTTATAATTTCTTTCCACACTATTCAGGACAAAATCCAACGATATATGTAATGTCAGGTACAACAGTTTCGTTTAAATTAGACGGAGCCCAAGGACATCCATTTGCTATACAAGATCCTACAGGAACTACAATTACAGATGCTACACAAATTTTCCATGTACAAACTAATGGTAATAAAACTACTGGCTCATTAGCACAAGGTAGATCAGAAGGTGTATTGTATTGGAGAATACCTGAAACTTATTCAGGTGGTTATAGATATCAGTGTACTGCTCACCCTGCTATGGTTGGATCAATTCAAATAAAAAGATTTAGTCAAATTTAAGTAGACTATTTAACTCACGTCTTAGATCAACAGTTTCTTTAATAAGAGAATTAATATTAGCTAGTTTAGCATGTCCTCTACTAGACGAATGTACTGTATCTATATTTTTTATTTTATCTTTAAGAGTTGCAAGTAACTGTTCGCAATGTAGTTTTCCTTTTGAATTAGTTACTTGTGTAATTGCTTGTTCCCAACGCAGAATATCTTCTACATAGTCGTTATGCTGTGCTAGTGTGCGCAAGTTCTTCTCCTGTTGGAGTTAAGTTATATATGTCAGCATCATCGTCAATGTCGCCAACTTCAGTAAAACTACCACTAGGACTTAGACATTCAATACTTGCAGGCATAAGTGCCGGTATATTAAATACTTGTCCTTCTTTTAAATTTGATTCAAATAATGCGCCTGTTGCAGTATCAATGTAATTAAGTTTAAAATTACCATCATTAATAAACCAACTTTTATTTTTAACTTTATGAAAGTGCATACTAGTTTTATTAGGTTTGTTAAAGCCTACAATTTTACTATAGTATGAATCTGTTTTAGCCCATGTTGCTTCGTAACCATAGGATGTTTGTTTTACATTTTCTGTCATTTATTCCTCTAGTAAATCTATAACTTGAAATACTGTTTCTAATTTAGAAAGGTTAGTTTTATTTTGTAGTGTATTACGTAGCCCTTGATGTAACGTCTTTGGCCAACACCCAAAATCAACCCATGCATACCCACTGTGTTCTTGATTAAGAATAGGAATAAACTCTCCTGTACAGCATACAAGGTATGTATGAAAATTAAACTTTGCATCATTAGATACAAAAGTTTCTAAAGGAATAGTTTTTACAATAGGAGTTGTTTCAGTTACTTCTTCGGCAATCTCTCTTTTGAGGGCTTCAAATGGTGTTTCACCGTTTTCGCTACCACCGCCAACAAGTCCCCAAGTACCGGCAGTCTTACCACCAGCTCTATGTAAAAATAAAAAACGTTTAGTGTCAAGAGCATAGAATAGTGCTCCACTACAAATTATCTTGTTCATACTAGTAATTAGCCGTCTAGTTTAATTGACCAGTCACCTTTGGCATATTCACCGTCTACACTTAGTAGCCATTGATCGCCGTCCCAGTAGTATTGTACACCTGTATTAAGATTTGTAGTATATAAAGTAGTAATTACTTCATCGTTGTATATAAGTTTATCAGCACTTGCATCAAATACTATTTGCCATGCAGTGCCATCCCATTCAATAATATCATTGGAGTTTGCAACAAAGTCTGTTCCGTTTGCATTTTTCCAAGCATCAGCACCATCTGTATTTGTTGTGCTACCAATGCTACCTAATATTAATAGTCTTAGTCCTGCTACTTTAGCAGTAGTTGGGTCATAACGTAACGGATCAATAATAAAGTCTATACTTGAATGTTGATTTGCATTACGTGCAGGGCCTTGTACAGTGCTGTTACTAGGCAATGTATCTTTATCAAAGTCAATTGTAAGTTTAGTTTCGTCTAATGGATTAACAGTAATACGTCCTGCAAGCATTCCGTTTATATCGGGCTTTCTAAAGTATGCAATACTTAACCCTGCTCTATAAGATCCTAATAATGCATCAAAATGGTCTCCCCATTTTATATTACTAGGCAATCCGTTTTTAAGAATTTGTGCTTGTCCATTTAAAATTAATATTCTATGTTGTGTATAACTTTTTACTACTTCTTTAGCATGTCTAGTTTTTTGTTTTCTTGGATTCATTATACCGTCACCGTCACTAGGTGCCGCACCTGTATCAACAACATTAGTAGTGTTATCTAATGTATCTTGTACAACAGTTTCAGTCATTCCGCCCATACTAAACAAATTAGTACCTTGTAACATCTGTTCAAAATCAACATATCCGTCACCGTCAAAGATACTAGTAACAATATTTGTAATAACGCCTAAACGTTTTACTTTTGCTGGAGGACTAATATAAATTGGAGTACTAAATGTCATTGATCCAACATCTATTTCGCTGTCAACACCTGTTGGTATTGAACGACTACTAAAGTTAACACTATCAAGCATAATAGTTGTTAAACTAGTCCAGTCTAAATAGTTGTCAGTTGTTTGTATATCTAAACTTGGATTAAAGAGCATTAATATTTGCTCCATAATTTGTAATTTCATATCTGTGTTTGTTGACCATAGATCAACATTTACAGTTAGCCTATATGGTGTTGGCATTAAACGTTCTACAGTATATTGTTTACCTGCTTGATCAGTATAGTCGCCTGCACCATCTTTTGCACGTTCTCTAATATGTCTTTTGTTTACATAACTAGAATCACTAGTACGATCTCTATCTAGTTCTAGTCCTGTAATATAAACAGCCATACGTGGCGCACTAGGTATTTTATTTTCTGAATTGTCTCTTAATATTGAGCCTACTTGTCTAGTAAGATCTCCGTACAACACAGGTACTTGCCTTTCAGTACCATCACCTGTTTGGTAGCTAAAGTTACTGAACAGACGCATCATCTGTACAAGATACTTTCTTATTTGTCCGTCATAAAAATGTTCAGCCATTAGTTATCTGCCTTAGGTTTTAATACTTGTGAAAGAGCTTGACGTTGTTGTGTTCTTTCATTGTAAAGTGTTATTGTGTGCAGTCCTGCATTTTTAATAGCAGTAGCACTTGGTAAAGTTAATTTTACAAGTTGTGTACTGCCGTCTTGACTTGTATATGGCTTTAGTATTCCAGGATAGTTAGTAGCACTATTCATTGGATAGTCTACAACTGCATAACTAACCATTTCGTTGCCATCTCTATTGTCGCTAGTATATTCTATTTTTATATATTTTGCTGACATATCAGCAATGTCTGTTAGCAACTCAGTTTGTCCAACTGTTAATTGCATAAAGTCTGTTGCTATTGGAGTATCGTATAGATAAGTGTCTACATCATTAATAAACGATCCTCTTAGTGTATCTTTAGTTCCGTTATTCATTGGAGCTCTCTTAACATCGTGTACTTTTATCCAACGATTTTTTTCGTATCTAAATAACCTTTGAGGTAAAAAGTCTGTTCGCATAAAATAGTCACCGTCTACAGAGTTAACTGGAAAACTTATACCACTACCAAATTGACTTCCGTTAGGTGCAAATTCGTCACCTATTAATAGTCCATCATATCCGTGTCCTCTAGGTGTTGCTTTGTCAGTTATTGTACTGCCATCATCAGCAACCTGTTCTACTGCGGCTCTACCTGTATCTTCATCTACTGCAAGTGTATATAATGCTGTATCTGTATCATACCCGCTTTTAGGAGTATTAGTATTTGCTTCTGCAACTACAGCATTGTTAACATTCATTTCTGCTTCGAATGTTGATAATACATCACGTAATGTACCATCTTCTGGATAGTCTTCACTTGCTGGTAAGTCAAGTATATCTTTGTACTCTTGACTGTCTACTATTTGTTTTAATTTAAGTCT